CCTGGTGGGGCACCAGGCGCGCCGAAGGAGTCGAACATTTCCGGCACCTCGAACGCGAACAGCATGCGGGCACCACCAAAATGCATGCGCCCGTCCGACGAAATCTCCGTGCGGCTTTCGACGGACACGACCTGGTTGATGATGCGGATCAGATCGTTGTTCGTCAGCAGCGCCATTTCGATAGCCAGGCACAGGCCCTCGATCGAGTCCTGCGCTGCCGCATCGGTCAGCTCGCCTACGCGCGCCTCAATCTCGATCGTGCAGGTACTGGTGAACTGCGGCGCGCCCTTGCCGATCGACTCCTTGCGATCGTCCGGGGCGCGCAACAGAATTGCGGGCAGATCCTCTGGCGGTGTATTCCAGTCGCCAGGCGACTCGATGGTGACTTTAGCGAACTGCTCCCCCGTCAGCGCCGCCAATGCCGCCAAACGAATCTGACGGCGCGCAAGTATCAATTGAGCAGTCATCATGGCCCCACGTAGTTGAGCAACAGGATGGCCAAACCGACGCCGTTTGACTGCACTTCCTTGACCACATAGGTTCCACCGCCGTGCAGCTTGGTTGGGGTGATCACGACGCGGTCTTTTTGGCGGGGAGGCACCTCGAACTCGAACAACTGCACGCCCAGGGCGGGCATCTCAGTTGTAAGGCCTGTACCGCCAACCAGGTCGACGGCCTTGTAGGCCTCATGGAAGGTACCGTTGATGCCGGAGGCAGCGCCGGCAGCCGGCAGGAACTGTGCTGGCTCACCGAACTGCGCCTGGACCGGTCCATTCACCATCCGGTCCCAGTCAATCATTCTGCCGGCGGAGGATTGTCTTCACCCTCCTTCTCGAACGCAGGGCCCGGCGCGATGGTCGGCGCGGTCGCTGCCGGGTCGAGCAAGTAGCCGCCCTTGCGCAGCCAATCCACTTCATCTGCGGGCAAAGCCACGTCGCCACCTGGCCCGACATTCTTGCCTTCGAATTTGACGGTGCGGCCTGGTGCGACCACCGCTTTGACGACTTTTTCAGTTTTGGCGGCCATGATCAGAATACTTTCGGAGTTGCTACGGTTGCGCAGAGCGAGGCGTTGACACGGGAAGGGATGACAATCGGCGAGGACTGCATCATGATCAGGCGCTGGGCCGGGTCATTCTCGACCCAGGTCTTCGGCGCATAGGGCAAGGCCGCGTAGTTAAAGGCCGGGTCCAGGATCTGGCCGAAGGCACGCGTGCCCATCAGGTCGGGGCCACTCATGATGACCTTGCCGTCATCCACCATGGCACGCTCGACGCCGTTCTCATCGATGTACCAGTCGTTGTAGACCCAAAGGTCGTACTGGCCCCACCTGCCTTTGTACTGGGCGCCGCGCTGGACCTCTGCGCCGATATTCACGTTGTTGCCTTCGCCGGAACGCGGGTAATGCAGCGAGGTCTTGACGTTACTGTCGAGCTTGAAGTATTTCCAGGAGGTAGTCGTGAAGATCAGATCGGTAGCAGTACCGCCCGACTTCTTCAAGATGTTGTGGCCACTTTCTTCGATGAAGTCCGACGGCGCAGTGTAAATGCCATTCGCGCCGACGGCAGCAAAGGCCGTATCCCATTTGTCGGCACCGGTCAGTGCGATCGACAAGCTCGGGTCGCGGCCGAAGTCGACCAGTACAGCAGGGAAGCCGTCGCCCACGATCAGCACGGTGCCGTTCATCAGCGCCGAAGCCGCCATCCATTCCAGGCGGCGGTCGATCATGTCGACCTGGTCAGACATTTCCGCTTCGAGGTTGGCCGCTTCGCGCGCTGCACCGGTCAGTTCGCCGCCGATACGTTCACCGATCATGCGGCGTACGGGTTTGCGCAGGTCAGGGGCGCGCTTGTCCTTGATATAGGCTGGCTTGAACTGGTTGGTCTGCTGGCGACGCTGCTCGACCAATTTGCCTTGCACCAAGGGCGAGACAAACGGCGACATGCGGCGCAGGCCTACATCGACGTCGATCGACACGAACTCGCTGTCGGACATCACGATGTTCGGGAAAAAGCGATCCAGCAGAAATTTCTGTGGGCGCTTCAGGTTGGGCACCACGCCGATCAGGACATTGGTGTTGAACAAAAAGGACATAATTTACTCCAGGAATTTGGACGAAAAAAAAGCCCTCATTAGAGGGCCTCAGGGGGCATTGCCGATCAGGTAGGATCGGCAGCGGATACCGAACCCTTGACGTAGATCGACAAGGGCCGCAGTGCCGCAGCAGCTGCAGCAATCGTGATGCCAGTACCCAGGGTCATGGCGGCACCGTTGAATTCGCCGGCGAGATACACACCAGCATTCACGTCGCCGGCGGTCGCGTCAACGTTGTCGACAGCAACGACTGCCGGATTCTGGGAACCATCGGCAGCGGCAGCGAGCGCCAGAACGTATTTGCCCGATGCAGTGATACGGCCCAGCACGGCGCCACGCGGGAACACTTGGCCAACCAGCACGGTCACGCTGTCCGTAACGAGCGGATGGCGACCAGCGATCAGCTGATCCGGGATATAGGTTTCGGCATAAATGCCGGGAAACTGCGGGTTACCACCCACCTGGTTGACGGGGAGACTCATGTTGAACTTCCTTTAAGTGACGGGTTGAAAACTATTTTTCGCCGCGACGGATTTTGCCGGCCGCGATGATCTGCGCCGTTACAGCGGCATCGCTGCCAGCTGCAGGAGCTGCTGCGGCACCGGCACCGACGTTTGGTGTCTTGACGTTCGCCATGCGGCTGGCCAGGCTGGAAGGTTGCGGCGCGCCACCCAGAGCGAAGGTTTCCAGCATGCTGATCGCTTCAGCGCTGGGCATGCTGGTATTGAAGGCCAGGTGCGCCGCCACATCGGGCCGCGTACCAGCAGCTGCGCTCTTGAAGATCGAGGCACAGCGGGCGCGCTCGTTCACGCGCGCCGCCTTTTCCTTGTCGTCTTCGTCTTCTTCCGCCTTCTTGGCCTTTTTGGCTTCGTCTTCCTTTTTCTTTTCTTCTTTTTCTTCTTCTTCGGCTTTCCGGGCGTCTTCCTTCTTTTTCTCTTCCTCCTCCTCTTCCTCCATGCGCTTGGCATAGTCTTCGTCGGATTCGTCGGTACGCTGCTTCTTGTCGTCATCGTCGTCGCCGCCTTCAGCCTTGGCGCCGGCCGGCATGCCCAGCAGGTGTGCGAACGACAGGGATGCCATCATCTTGGTAATTTTGCTCATGTATTTTCCAGTAAAAAGTTAGGTAATTTCGGCAAGCAATGCCCGAAACGCTGCATCAGGGGCCATCACGTCATCTGCGAGCGCCTGGCTGACGCCGGCCGCTCCCAGGTAAGTTGCGGCCTGGGTATCGCGGACAACCTTGGCCGAGATATTCCGGTTGCGGGCGACGGTCGTTACAAACAGTTCGCCCATCATGTCGATATCGCCCTGGAAGCGCGCCAGCGCCTCGGGAGACAGCGGAATTTCAGGATGGCCGTCCGCTTTCGACTCACCGTAGGTAATGAACGTCACCTTGAACCCAGCACCGCTCAATGCCTTCGACCAGTCCATATGCATCCAGATCACACCGATCGAGCCGACGCCGCCAGTACGCGGCACCGTGATTCGGTCGGCCGCGCTGGCGATCGCATACGCTGCCGAATAGGCGCACTCGTTCAGGATCGACCAGATCGGTTTCTTGCCACGCGCGCGGTAGATCGCGTCGACCAGGTCGAAACAGCCGGCCACTTCACCACCTGGGCTATCGATGTCGAGCATGATGGCTTTCACGTCCGGATCGCTCATCGCCATCAGGAAGTTCTGGCGGATGCCGTCATAACCGGTCATGCCGGACCAGGGCCGCAGCGAGCCGAGTTTCTGCACCAGCGTGCCGTAGACCTCGATGATGGCCACGCCGGCAACCACCTCATAGCCGGCCCGGCCATTGCGGCCGGGCGACGAATAAACCACGTCATCGTCTTCCATCATCAGCGGCGCCGGGTTCAGCCGCGCGATCTGGCTGATACCCAGGCGGTCGGCCAGCGCCGCCATGATCACCTCGGCCTTGCCGGGCGCGATCGCCAGCGGCGTGTTGAACAGCCGCTGGGCCAGAAATTCAAATTTCATCAGGTGACCTTTTCTTCTTCAGTTGCAGACGTGGTGTCATATCCAGCCGCCCATTCCGGCAGCTTGATCCCCAGCTCTTTAAAGCGCGCGATCTCGATGGCGCGCTGGTTCAGCGTCTCGCGCCAATCCACGCCGCCCAGTTCCGCTGCCTCGTCCTCGAGCGTAGACAGGCCTGCATCCATGCCCAGGATGGCGCCCTGCCGCTCTTTCACCGGATCGATGATGCCGCGACCTGGCCCCATCCATTTGGCGCGCGAGTAAGCCGTCCGGAATTCGTGATACTCCGGCGCACGGCGCGGCAGCGGCAGGTTGTCGACTTCCATCGCTTCCTCGGCAAATACGCTAACCAGCGACTGACCAAAACCAACCGCGTAATCATTGCGGCGCCGCGACAGCGTTTTCCAGGCCTCCAGCATGGCGCCGCGCGCCGAGCTGTAGTTCACGTCCGACCAGTCGTTGTTGACCTGCTGTGCAGACAGCCCAGTCCCGGCCGCGAAGTTACGCAGCACAGCAGACTCAAATGCCTGAAAATTGGCGTTCGGCCTGGTAGCCGAGACGGCATTGATTTTCTCGCCCGGGAACAGAATTGGCATGCGGGAGCCGCCAAGCTTGATCCGGCGATCATCATGAAACTCTTGACGCTGGGCTTGATAATCCTTCAGGTCGTCGCCACCCATCGCCTCTTCGACAACAGCCGGGTCATACGGCGACTCGATGTAAGCGGCAAAGATAGCGTTGATGATCGATGCATCGAGCTCGGCGCTGTCATACTTGACCAGCATTTTCAGGCGCTGCAGCACTGGCGCAAAGATGCCCACACCCCGGTGCTGGCCTGCGCGCTCATGGTCGAAATCGTGGATGATGATCGGCCGGCCCCAATTGGTTTCCCGCTCGATCCGTTCCCACGTCACCGACTTGGCGCCGGTGAAGAAGTCACCCTGGTGCGCGCGACGGATGTGATAGGCAACCGCCGCGCCGTATGCATCAATCTCAACACCGCCCCGGATATCATTGCTGTCAAACACCAGTTGCGGGTTCGATAAACGATCGGGGTCCAGTATCTGGATCGCAGTCGCATATCGAGCACGCCCTGGCCCCTGCCGTTCCGGCAACCAGTGCACCTGGGCCAAGGCATCGCCATCAACAAGCTTGTGGCGAAAGCCGAGGCGCATTAGCTGGCCCACTGTCATTTCGCGCTGGGTATCGCTGTAGCGGCCGATATCGTTCGCCCAGGTTCGGTAGCTGGCCTCTAGGCACTGCCCGAACTCATCGGCCCACACGTGATCAAATTCCTTGATGCCAGTATGGGCGCGCAGCGCAGCGTAGTCCGGCTTGAAGATCGGCCGGAATGAAGCGCCGATAGCGTTGTCCAGGATGCGCGTCACAGCACCAGATGCCCAACCGTCATTGCGCACCATGTCGCGCACGCGCGAGACGATCCGGTCGCGGTGCATATTGAGGTCGCCATCAGGCGAACCCAGGTACGGATTCCAGTCGGCCATGTGGTCGCCGTACATATCGGCGGCGTCATATGGCGCGCCGCCGGCACCGGACAGCATCGATGCCCGACCTCGATGCGGCGGCAGCGGCTGGCCGTTTGGCCCGAGGATTCTGACGGGGCCGGCCATCAGAATCGGAACCGCATTGGTCGACGCGAACGGCTGATAATGCCCAGTTGCTGCTGCAGCGTCCGGATCAGCACGATCAACTGCGAGATATTCGTCTGGGTGTATGTCACGGCGCGCGCGCCGTCCCCCTGGGTGTATGAGTAGGACGTCCCCTTGGCGCCAGTCGACAGGTCGATATATGCCTGCTGTGCCTCGGCCAGCGTCTTTTGAAGCGCGGCCGTCGGCATACCGGCCAGCAGGCTGGTGGATGGGTCAAATGGTTTCATAGAATTCCTACGCGAAGCGTTTACGTTTTTTCAATGCCGGTGCTGCGGCGACGGATATAACTCGCACTGCAGCAGGTTCAGGAGCAGCAACGGCTTCCACGACATGGGACGACTCCGTGGGCAAGACCGCGTCTACGGCAGCGCCAAGAGCGCCGTTGATCGGCGCCGCGCCTTCACTCGGCAATACCGGCACATCCGGCAGGTCATCGTCATCGAACAATGGCGCCTGGCTCAGTTGCCCCTCCAGGGAGCTCCATTGCGCCGGCGTGCGCAAATGGACTTTTGCGGCGCGACTGGCATGCAGAGCGTAGACTTCGCAATCGAGCACCTCGTTGCGGCGGCCGACTTTCTTTTGCCAGGCCTTGACGATATGGCCATTGCTGGTCCGGATCGGCGCTTTAACCTCAGACTCCAGCAGCTGGGTGTAATACTCCGGGCTGGTGTTTTTGTAGGTATGAAACCGGCCAGGCCCGCTGCCGTCCAGCGAGACACGCCCGCTTTCACCGATCAGCAAGTCCTTGGCGCGCGACGTGCCGACGATAAAGACCTGCAGGCCGTATTTCGCGGCTTTGGTGTTGCGCTTGTTCGTTTCCTTGGTCGGTACCGGCCGCGCGAAAATCTCGGAGTCCTTCAAACTGGAGCCCTTGATCGCCATCACGAACGGAATGCCTTTACGCTGGTTGTTCCTCACCCACTTGTACGTCGCGTCGGACGTTGTGCCGTCCGATGTATCCAGGCTGACAGCGGACAAGCCAATTTTGTAGCCGCGCACTGACCGGTACTTGTGATACAGGATCGTATTCAAGTCGGCCCACACAGGATCTTCATAGACGGCAGGATTGCCGAATATGCGGATGTACTGCACCAGCCAACTTTCCTCTCCACGCCCGAACGCCCGCAACACCACCTCGATCCGGTCGTGCTGAATATCGACGCCAGCGACCAGGATCAGGCCGCCGATCGGCACGCTGTTGGCCTCGTAATCCAGCTCGCGTTCCTGCAGCGCGCCGATCGTCGGCATGTCTCCCTTGTAGGTGTATGGCAAGCCCTTGCTGCTGTTGACAAACGCAATCAACGGGCCGGCATCGCCAAGGCTGAACGCATGCAGCGCGGTCAGCCATTTTTCCATCAACAAGGCCATGCGAGAGCCTGGGAACGGACTCATCAACTCATTGAAATAGAAGCCGGCTACACCGCGAAACGGTGCGGTGGCAACCCAGCGACCCTTGCGTACATACCGATTTTTCTGTGCATCGGTCCAGGCGCAGCCACACGCCGGGCATGCGTAGTACGCCGTCTCCGGCAGCTTGATCCCGAATACAGGATGACTCTGCAGCGGGTCGTCCAGACAGCGCAAGTTATCGAAGTCGAGCGGGTGCTCCTCGCCACAATCGCCGCAAGGGATCATCGCCCGGCGCTTGTCCGAATTTTCCATTTCAGCGACGACAGCCGAGACACCCTCAATCGTCGGCGTGCCGCCAATGATCAGCTTCGGCCGCGCATAGGTCTTGACCCGCTCCTCGGCCAGCTTGATCGAGTCCCCCTGCCCCCTCAGGTTCAGGTTGCAATCGTCAGGCTCCTCCACGAACACGCGCGGCGTTGGCGTCGACTTCACCGAGGAAGGCGAATTCGAGCCGACCAACTTCAGGAAGCCACCAGGGAACCGCTTGAACAATTGGCGCTGCTGCGCCTTCCTGCTGCGCAGGTCGATCTTGCCGCGCAAGCGGGGCGTCGCGTCGACCATCGGCTCGAACTTCTCGGCCATGTACTCTTTGGCTGCCATCTCCTTCGGGAACAGGCCCAGGATCGGCGACGGATCGCTATCAACCCACTTCGCCAGGGCGTTACCAATCACCCCGGACGTCCACGCAATCTGCGCCGATTTTTGCCCCACGACTTTGCGCACGGTAGGGTCATCGATCGCATCGAGCGGCCCGTTCTCCCACGCCAGGTAGGGCGTCACATCCAGGTTGTACTTACCCGGCAACTGCGACTCCAGCTCGGACAGGTAACGGTATTTCCGCGCCCAGGCGCGGGTACTGATTTTCGGTGCCGGCGCCCAGCGCCGCTGAACTTCTTTAATCGTCGTACTCACCGTCTGCCGCATCAGCGCCTTCAGGGTCGGGTTCATCAGAATCGAATGCGTCGACATCAAAACTCTCCAGCTTGGCCAGCGAGGCCTCGATCTGCACCAGGATCAGATCGGTATCGACCGTGATGCCATGCAATGCGTGAATCTCGCCGACCAAGCGCAGCGGCAGCGAGAGCAATTCTGTTTTTGCCGCGACGATGTGATCCGACCAGGCTCGCTCGAACAGCGCGGCCGGCGCCAGCTGGCCCAGCCGCTCGGCGAGGTCGACCTCCAGCAGGTCAGCCTTCAACCGATCTACCCGGTCGCGCGGTTTCTCACCGACGCGGCGCGCGATGTCCCGGGCGACCATCCACTGGATGACTTTCGCCGTGTCGTAACTATTGACCGAGCCGCGCCCGCCGTTGATCTCAAACGGGAAGCCGGGTTCTTTTTGCCACTCGCTGAATGTGCGCTCCGATACGCCGATGATTTCCGACAGCTCGCGCTTGGCGACCAGTTTTC